GTGACAGCACCGACAGACCAGCGGCTATTTCGTGACATCGGCAGCAGCCCTCGCGAGGTCACGCAACGCCGACACCCACGCCGCCCGGCTCTCGGCCGTCACTGGACCGCCAGACGATCCCACGGCGTCGTCCAAGAACTTGTGAACGGCGTCCTTCACTTGCGGCTGTCGAGCACCGATGCTCTCGCCACGGCATCGCATCTCGCGGGCGGCGATACGCAAGTCGTCAAACGCGACGCCCGTCTTCAGACGCTGATCGTGCTTGCCGTCGTACTCGATGCACTCGGCGAGTTCGCCGCAAAGTGCTGACATGGTCGAAGCGTCTTCGGCGGCACGCTCGCCGATGAACTTGCCGCGAAGCGTGAACGCATCCGGCGGCACTGGTGCAGGGGTGGGGGCGGGTGCTTGCCTGCTCGGCATGAACGCAATTGCAGCGGCGATTAGCAACGCAATCACCGCAACGTGCTTGCCGTCAATAGTCGGCATCTTTGCCGTGCCATACCACGCCTTCACTCGCTCGGTGATCTGCTGACCGGCGAGGACGTAGACCGCGAATGCGACAAGAAGCGAGGCAATCATTGTGCCCTCAACAGAGGAAGGATCGTTTCAATAGTGCCGGCGGCGATAGCAATCACCAGCGAGCGAGCGGCTGGCCGCACGATGAACCAAAATGGGTACATGGTCCCCGGCACGCACAGCACGGCGAGCGAGTCAAACAGCACGCCAACAGCCTCAAGCACGATGGCTCGCTTCTCGGCTCCGGTCAGCGTCTTTGTGGTGTCGAGCGTCTCAACAGTGAGCCGCACAAGTGCAGCGACGAGCATCCCGAACTCGCTCCACGTCAGCCCGCCTTTGGCAGACACGCGAGCCGTGACGAGGAACGCCGACACCTTTGACGCGATGTCGGCGAAAGGCGCAGCGGCAGCGAGTGGAGCGTCGGCAACCATGCCGCCAGACTAGGACGACAGGGCAGCAGACTAGACCGGCTCTGCCGCTTCACACTCGGCGAGGCAGGCAGCGTATCCAGCAAGGTCAATCGGGCCATCTGCCGTCTTGTTTGGGCCTAAAAATCTTGCCACTTTGTCAAACGTCATGAAGATAGCCCAATCGCTTTCGGTCAGCGGACGCTTCAACACGTCGGCAAACGCTGCGTTGATCATCCCGATAGTGCGGCGGAAGTGATGCCTCGGCCCGCCGTATTTCGGGCGACGATCACGCACAACGTCAATGGCATCGAGCAACAGCCTCTCGGCTGGCGTTACGTCGTCGCTCTGCTTGGCGAGGATGCTGTCACCCGTCCACCGGATGTCGTCCGTTGAGGCTTCCATCTCCTTCTGCCCCTGAAGAATCCAATCAACAGGCACAGTCTCCTCGGGCTCGTCACGCTCGGCGTGGTACTTCGCCGAACTCGCCTGCGTGATCTCACGCCACCCTGCCTCAATCTCTTCTGGCGTTGCGTGGCACTTGCCGCCGTCGCAGCATCCGCCGCCAAACAACTGGTCAGGCGTTGGCATAGATGCCTTGCCAGCTAGGCGAGTCTCCACAGCGTCACGCAGTGCGGCGTTGGTGTCCTGCAAATCCGTAATAAATCCCTGCATCTTTTTCCTTTCAATGAGAAGTCGTGCCACGTCTGCGGCAAGTGACCCTGCTGTGCCGGTCCACTGGCCTTGATAGCGATACGCTCGCTGGCGTGCGTCGGCTAGGTACTCGTCAGTTAGGTCATATTCCACTGGTCAAGCCTTCGGCGTACGCAGGTCGCGGTCGCAGTAAATCGGCATGGCTTTTGTCACCTCACGTCGCCCGTGGTCGATGACGATGCACGCCTGGCACGGCGGCTCATACGCTGCCTTGATCCTTGTGGCGTATGCCGAGTGACCGATGACGCTGCCGTTGGCGACGTAGCGACCGGCTCGCAGCCACTGGAATTGATGCCAGTGCCCAAAGCATGTGAGATCCGCTCGTTTCACAGCGTCCCACGCTGCGATAGCTTTGTTTGTCGGGATCGTGATACCACCGATACCACCGCCATACTTGATGGCGTGACCGTGATGAAATCGGACAAGGAAGCCATCAAGGTCAACGTAATTGAGGTAGCCAGTGCCAACCTGCCACTGCACGTTTTTCCGCTTCTCGCTGCTGGCAAGCGTGAGGTATAGGTGCTGCTCGAACGAGTGCTCCATCTCGGTGCCAATGCGTAGCTTTTCCGTCGAGCGTCCGTGGTTGCCGCTGTTTGTTGCGACGACTACAGACTTCGCACTATCAGCAACGGCGTCAATGAACCCTCGCAGCCTTTCACCGATCCAACGAGTAGCTGCCAGCGGTGCAAGCTGTGCCAGTTCAGCTGTGTCGTCATGGATGTGACCACTGAGAAAGTCCCCTCCAAGCCAGACAACGACACGGTCAATCTTCGCCAGTTGGCGTTCGTGCTCAAGGAGCCGGAAGAACCGCTCGTGCAGTTCATTGATGCGGAGTTGACATACGTCAAGGCTGTAGTCGTTCAGCCCGTTCACGGTCTCGGGATCGACACGCTCTTCACAGTGAACGTCCGAGAGCAGCACAACCATCGTCGCGGCGTGCTTCGGTCCTTTGGCAGACTTGGTCAATGGTAGCTTCGCAGCTTCAATGCCGTGCAGCTGCACTAGGGCGTCACCGCGCTCACGCTCGCGGTCAATCTGAGCGAGGGCGGCTTTGTACCGACTGCGGTATGTCGCCAGTTCTGACCGCAGCCGTGCAAGTTCAGCGTCAGCCGCCAACTGCTGCGAGTGACTCACGTCTGCTGCGACATCGTCTGTCAGGCTTTTTCGAGCCATGTGATTACCCCCTGTAGACCGACGTCAGAGATTCCACGAGCACGCATATTCTCGGACAGCGACCGTGCGAGCGTCTTCTTTCGCGTGCCTAGCTCGCCTGCCTGCCATGCCGCCTTGATGGCGTTCAGTTCGTCGCGATGCTCTGCGGCGACACGCTCCCACCAGCTTCCCGGCCCGTGGCGATAATCAGCCATCTCTTTGCGAAGGTCGTCTAGCAGACCGCCGCTTGGGCTTTTCGTCTTCACGCTTGGCATCCTTTCCTTCAAGGTGAATCCAGCCGTCGTCGTCTGGGATGCCGCCACCGCCCTCGTCGTCGTCGTCGTCCAACTCGGGCGGCAGTATCACCGCTTCGGCTGGTGGCTTGGCTTTGGCGCGTCCCATGCCTTGAGGATGGCAGGGCTGTCAAGCGTTGCGCGACTACGTTCCGGTTGGAGACGAGCGGAGCTGAACGCCAGTGACGTTTGAGCCAGACTTCGTAACGAGCAGATACAGACTCGGCTCAACAGAAACAAGTGTCCAGCGTGACCCAATCGAGCCGTATAGATCGTTGCGGACTATAACACCTTGCTGATACGGGTCTTGCAGATCACCAAGCATGTTGTAGACACTGTCAAACGTATACGGCGCTGACGTTACTTGCTTTCGCAGAATGACGCTTCGCGACGTGGACCCACTCCACGAGCCGTCCCATTGGACAAACTGAACATCGCCACCACGCTGCCCAAGGTTGATGATTGCGTTGTACGTCAACCCGCCAGAACTGCTGACAAGGTTTAGCAATGCCAAGATTCGGGCGTTGCCATACATTGCTGCCGTGAGTCGTGTCGGATTGTTTGAAGGAATGACGTATTGCGTGTATGTGCGATAGCTGGCGTCTGGCAGCGTGACCCTGCAAGGCACGACTCCAGATATTGCCATGCGTCCAATTGCACCGTGTTTGACACAATCAACGCTGACACCAAAATTGAACGTGTCATAGTCCGCGACGTCCGGGGATAACACAATCTGATCCAACACCGAGGCGGCGTCTGAAAATGATGTCGGAATATAAACATCGGCTGTGGTGTCTAGGGACAGAATGTCGCCGACATTCGTATCTTGTGGTGCAATAAACCTGACCCAGGTATATGGCTTGTGTCCGCTGGAAGACGAAAAGCCTGCCGTGCTTGGATTCGCACCGAGCACAATGTCGGCAGCGTCCTGCGCCCGATTCCACGCCCGTGCAGAGATTGCCCCGCGTAGCGGCTGACCCTGCTCAACTCGACCGTCTTGGCGTGCCATTAGGTTGTTCCAATACCGAGCAGCGAGAAGTTTGACTCGCGGTAGACCTGGTTGACGTAGACTGCCTTTGGTTTTTTGAGCAGTGCGTTGCTCGCACCAGAGGTTGACTCTTCGTACCTAACCCACAGGTACTCGTGCCCCTTCTTTTCAATCCCCGTGATGTCTCCAACTGACTTTGCAGGCAACGTCTGCCCTGCCCCAGCGTTTGGAGAAGCAACGAATCGGTATGACAGTGTCCACGGCCCTCGCCCCTTCTGGTCGTCCCACTCCTGTGAGCCAGAGCAGCCAAGAAACAAAACCTCTCCTGCCGCAAAGC